GGTCCAGTTGCGGCTCCGATTGCTTCCAGTCGCTCAAACACAGACCCATCCGCATTAGCCACAACTGCCGTGGTTGCCATAGCGTTATCAGCATCGTCTACTCCGATCATACCCGCAATACCGACTGCCGTATCCAGGACAGCAACACCGTCGGTCCCAATTGCATCAACCAGAGACTTGCTGGCTCCAAGATCCGTGCCAAGCCCGGTATCACCACCGGCAATATAACGCTGGAGAGATCCTACCGTTGCAGTGGTCGGGAGCGTTCCCCCGCTGATGGTAATCGTGTCAGCAAGGATAGCGTCAATGTCAACCTGATCCGCCGTGTTATTAGTGTCAATAACATCCCTGATTGCTTCCAGGGAGTCAGTGGAGTTGTCGTAAGCACTTGGGACCGCAGGGTCAGCTTTCACCAGCATCTTGGCAATCACCGAATCGGTAGCTGCGTTCTCAGGGTATTTCTGAGTTGCACCGTCAAGCGCCATTAAATTGTCGAGCTGGATAGCTGCGAGAGCTACTGTCGCCCCTGTTCCTGCTGCCAGTGCATCAGATATGGCCTCAAGGGAGTCAGTGCTATTATCATACGAACTTGGTACAGCCGGATCAGCTTTTACCAGTATTTTAGCAATCACTGAATCTGTTGCAGCGTTTTCAGGGTATTTTTGAGTAGCCCCGTCAAGGGCCATCAAATTGTCAAGCTGAACATCAGCAAGCGCCTGAACAGCAGGTCCCGCCGCCACAACCGGAATGGATGTAGAATCAGCAGTATCTTCATCGTCCCACAAGACATTATTGATGGTCATCGACCCTGGATCAAGAGCTGTGTTCTGCGTGTCTGTTCTAACCAGAACATTGTTGACGGACCCGGTTGTCGCCCCAGAAAACTCAAGAGCGTGAACGCCGGTGGTCATGTTCGTGTATTCTCCGCCTTCGATATACATTTCAAGGTTGATCTGGTCGGAGTTGACACAAGCCAGGGCGTACTCTCCAAAGACCCTGTTGTTTATCAGCTTCCAGTCATGGACCGCCCCCGTGACAATGGATAACCAGGCATCGGCCCCGGTTGCGTCAGCAGAGAAAGCCGTTACATTCTGGATGGTTCCACGGTGAGCCCCCGAAGCAACCGAAATGGCGATGTTGAACTCATAGGATGTAGCTCCCGAAGGTTCGGGAAAGACGGCTCCGTCCATGATAAAGTCCGTAGCCGCCGCTTCAACGGAAACCCCTATCACCACCTCACTAATCCCTGCCAGAAACCGGACCGGCCCCAACAGTCTAACAGACGGTGCGCCAATGGCGACAGTCGCATCCGTGTCAGCAAAAGTGAACGTCGCCGCAGCAAGACCGGACCCATGAAAAATAATGGTAATCCCGGCCTTATCCACATCAAAACCATCAGCCGCCGTAAACGATTCTGCGTGACCAGCCGCGACCCTGATTATGTCCCCATTGCTCGCAGTAGCGAGATTAATAGCCGCATCCAGGGTAAGGCTGGCATCGGTCCACGATGTTCCCGCAGCCGTCCCCGAAGAAGCCCCTGAGTCCACGTACCACGTGCTCCCACTGGTCTCCAAACCCAGGCCCGCTTCAAATACCGGCACATTTTGAACATTTAGGTTTTGAGTCCTGACAAATGGCTGGTAATAATCCCCGGCGTTAGCCACAGTCATGCTGAATAGCGCCGCGAGAATAGTACCAAATAAAATAAACCTTTTCATAATAACCTCCTTTCTACGCCTCGACTAAGATGGGGCAGAATGCTTCAGCTAAAGTTACCTGGCCACCGACTCTTTTCTTGATAAGAAACCCGGTCTGATCGTATTCTGCGTAACGCTCCACAAGCCGCTGTACGGTCACGCCCTGGCGATCCCGAATTTTGTACCCGGCCATGAAATCACCAAATACAATAGGATATGTTCCGGCACCAATGTCCGGCATTCCTTCAGGGTTGACAATGCCCTTGCCTAACAGCATTGCGGGGCTTCCAGGTTGTACGCCAGGCTCCCACAGGTAACGCCCAGTACCATCCTTGAAGGTTCTGATTACGGCCTCAGTGGTGGAGTTAAACGCCCATTTACCATTACGCCGATAAATCGCCTTCGGGGTGTAGAAACAGGAAATCAAAGAATCCACGCCGTTGTGAGTTGCATCGCTCATCGCGGCAGCTACGCCACTCGAAACATGAAGTGCCTTAACCCTTGAATCTGACACTACCCCGGACGGCGAATCGTCGCCCGCACCCGCTGCAAAAGCATCATCTTCCGCTTCGGCAATCGCTCGACCAAACGCCCCGGTCATTTCACCGACAATGTTCGCATCGGCGTCATCAAGGGTGTTATTGGAAATCAAAGTCAAGGCACGGAGATCATAAATCGTGATCCGTTCCCCGCCGGTGTCAAGCGACTGCTGAGTAACAGCAATGGACTGCCTACCCCACGCCACCGTTGGCTTGCTCAATGCCCCCAGGACAACCACATCCCTGCCCGTAGTTCCCACCTGACAAATCGGCCTGAGTGCGGCCAGGTCAAAAGCGTTCATGATAATCCCACTCTCGAAACTCGGAGGGATAAGAAACCCTCCATCGGCGTCCGAGGTCCCACCCAGTGCACGGACCTCTTCAGGGGTGAACATCTTTCGGCCAGTTTCGCCGATGCCGTATCGAAGGAATTTCACGAAAGCCGCTTCCCGGACTTGGGTTTCCTCATCGGTTTCCTTGCCGTCCTGGTTGGTCATCTTCGGGCGGTTTGCTTTCTTTTCAATCTCGTTCATCTGTTTGCGAAGTTCGGTAATTTCCGCGTTTACTTTCTCGACCAGTGCGCGGGTTTCGGCTGTAGCCTCTCCGCCTCTGGCCTCCGCCTCTTTGATCGCCTTGTCATTATATTCTTTCAGGCTTTCAAATGAGGTTGCAATCTCGGTGTGCAACGTCTCCAGATCATCCATGTCATTTCTCCTTTATAAGTCCGGTTCGTAATTTCCTAATGCTTGAGACCATTTCGGAGATGTCAGTATTTGGCTCTTTGTTTTCGAGTAACGTCCTGAGTTGTTTCATTTCCTGTTCGTCAAGCCCGCCTGCCTGTAATTCGCTGCAAAGTGACTGAACGGCTTTGCTTCTTTCGTTGTGGTGAATCGCCCGGATCGAATCCGGTAATTCGGCCAGTTTGTTTCTGGATTTCAGCTCAAGAGGTCTTCCGCCGGCCATCCTCTTCAGCTCCGGGATGGTAAAAGAAGTCTCCATTGCCAACTTATTTAGATCACCCTTTGAAAACTCGTACAAGGCCCGTGACAGCATGTTCTCGGTCGGGACGGACCTTTGCCCCATCGTCATATACTCTTCCGACCAGGCCACATACGCAATCTTAAAAGCATCAATCGCCATTTCAATCTTGGTCACATCCGGCGTGTTCCACCAGATTTCCTGAATCGTTTCGTTCAGTGCATTCATGAGCATATAGCCCCGGCTCATTATCTCCGCCTCGGTCACCGTTTCGTTGAAGTCTTCGGCACGGACCGACACAATCTTAGCCTCTTCATTGGCCGGGAATAGGACCGGGGAAACTTCCAAAACCCGCACCTCAGATATGGTCCTTACATTATTGATTACCTTATCCTGGATCACGTTGAACCCAAAGCTCATAGCGTCCACATCCCCGGCCCGTAGGTGTGCATATGCCTCTTTGCCCGCCCGTGTGTCCATGTTGATCTGAGAGCGTACGAAAGGCCCGTAACCGTCTTCTCTTGCTTCCAAGACGTGGCCGATTAGGTTGTCATGGTCCCAAAGCAATTTTATCTTTCCGGTGTTACCTCTCTCCTCAAAAGTTTTCTTGAAAGCGCCTCGGGTAAAGGTCGAAGAATAACTGTCAATCGAATCCCATTTCGTGAGATATGATTCCAGTATGCCTTCCTCAGATGTGGCCCTGATTTCTCCTATGGCCCTGACTTCCATTTCTCTTTCCATTTAGTTTCTCCTTGCCAAATAAAAAGGCCGATCATATCCCCTCTTGAGGATACAACCGGCCTTAAATAGTGCTCGTAGTTGTTGGATTTATTTAGTTTTTATTCAGATCACAAAGCGACCTCGTGCTTGATAATCAGGTGCTCCCGCATTAGGCCTTTGATAAATTCATGGGTTATATCGCCAACCCAACGCGATGGATTGAATTTGATCCCGTACATCAGGGCAGTAAATTGATACCCGCATTGCTTACATTTAAAAACGCTTTCTTCAAGCATCCCGTTTTCTCCAATGACTTCCGCAAAGCAATCTTGAACGCAATTAAAAGTCGCAAATTCCGGTTTGAAACATTCTCTGTGGTTACACGTTCCATCGTTATTCCGCTCATAATCTGGTTTTACAATCCCATGATACAACTTATTACACGGCCAATTTCTCATATCCTAAACCCCCCCAAGTTCAGTTATTCTCAACCTTAATGCTAATTTCCTTTATCCGTATCGCCTTCAGCCCAGGCTTGTGCTCATGCTCAACAGTGTACCATAATCCCCACTTGTTGCATACACTTATCAGCTCCCTGGTAACTGCCTCCGCCTGGTCCTGTGTCATTTGTCTATCGCCTCAAACGTTATCCCGTGGTCGCCTTCGTATGGGGTCCGGTGGTCAACCTCGCCGGAGATAATGGCAAACGGAACGCCCTTTTTGAACGCTTTACATTTCGCCGATTTGTCGCCTATTTTGACAGGAAATAAATGCTTACACATTCTACAAGACCATTCTACTTTTGCCATAACTACTCCACAACGACAACATTCTTCGGATCGAATACACAAATCCCAGCATTAGTTCTTGAATCAACCACCGCGTCTATCCCCATTTCCGTTAGAACTTTTTTTGTCCTTACTGATTCAATATCATTCGGGAAGTGCTCGTTGCCAAGTTCCCATATCCAATCCCACGTTGAATTTTCCTGATACCCGGTATCATCCGGTAAATAATTTGAAGGCCGGTCCTTTCCCCTAAAGGATTTTGGCAATAATTCACCATCATTTATCTCGGAGTATGTCATTGGATTTTTAACGTTGATCTTAACTTTTAAAACATCATTCCCCCATTTAGCATCTTCTATGTCATCGGCCAAGTAAACGCCATCGCCATTTATACGGCCATTCTTTATCTTGACATCCAGATTGAAGCCATCCTTTATTATATCATCTGCGTTATCCGTGGAATGATATAAGGTTTCTTTTATCTTGCTATTCTTTGCCCATTCTTCAGCATCTTCGATGCTCATTGCAGGCTCCCACGGCACCGTTTGCTCAAGCGCGTCCGGCTGGTAGTCGGCCATGTCAGAAATCGAGAAGCTGAGCGCACAACGACAATTTATTCTAAAAGCCGCCGATAATCTTGAGTCAACTGGATACCTTGCACCGTTAGAAAACAGTTCATTTATCCCAACTTCCTCCCCGTTCATCTTGGCATGGGCGTCTCTAACATGACTGTCGCCGGCTGTTCTCCACGTCTTTTTATCAGCCCCAACAAGAACCCCGCTCAAAAATTGTCCACGGCTGGCCCCGGCCCCCGTCATGGTACGGGCTATTCTGAGAGCCCTCATGGGACTAAAAACCCCGGAGTCAATAATCATCTCTGTGACCTCTTTCGTGGTGCGCCCCTTCGCTACGTCGCTCGCCAGCTTGTCCTCGATGTGCCGAATAGTCGATTCCTGAAGGTCAGTCAACTCACGCAGTATCTCCGCCTCTTCCGCCAAAGCGTCGGTCAATTCTTTGGAGGCTTCCCGCTTCTCCACCACAATCCGGCTGCCCAATTCCACCCCCGCGCGCAGGTACGTCCCCAGGATAGCATCGTAAAGGTCGTCATCAAACATCCTTACGATCCCTTTCATGGACTGTCCGTCTCCAGCAAGCATTGAATTTATGACCATCCTACCCATGTCCGCTAATATCCCCTCGTACACTTTTGATTCTGAATCACCTATTTTCTCTTTCACAGCCCAGTCAGATTCGGCGTCGCGCGTCTCAGAGAGTGTAAAGAACCCTTTTTTTTTTCGGATCGTACTGCCGGAGCATCGGGAACGGCTCCGGCAGATCCGCTCGAAACATGACTCAGATCCCAATCGGCAAATTCGTCTATTCCGAACCCGAAAACAGAATTCAGGGACGCAAACGGCACACCCATCTCAAACAATGTCTTCGCCGTCTTCGCCCGGTCGAACAACGCCTGCCGCATCGCGGGAACTTGTGAGATATCGTATGATAGCTTCTCATCTGGCTTTAGTTCGTCTTTAAATGAATGATTCAGAGCATCCGCTATATCATCCAGCAACGGGATGATCGTCTGTACCCAGAATATCATCTCCGAAGTCTGGTAGTTATTATACGTAGAGCTTTCCTGGCTGCCCAGGTACTGTGGAGGCACCCCAAAGGCCATGCAAATTAAATTCTGGTTGAACTTCCGGGAGTTGATGTAGTCCATCTCATCGGGTGTCATGGAAGTCCTAATATAGCTCGCCTCACCCCCTACAACCCCTATCCGCCTGGCATTGGAAGGCCCGGAATACTTCTCATTCAGCTTTTCGGCTATGGCTTCAGTTTGGTCTTGTGAATTGAAGGCTTGTTTGAATGAAAATACACCGGATAAAATACCCTGGTTCTGCATGGCCGACTTGTTCCAGTCGTTCTGGTCGTTGTCCAGGTCAATAGTTTTACCTATCGCCTCAAGTGGCGCTATGCCTATAATGGGGCTGCTGGGATTAAAAAGGAGTAAATGTACGATCTCTTCCGGCAAAAACTCCACCTTGGTTGACGCATCCAGAGCATAACCCAAGATCCACTCTTCCACATTCTTCGATGGGATGGGGTGAATCCGGTCTGGAGAAATAGGCCACAGCTCCGCCGTCCGTCCCCCGGCCTTGACTTTCTTCATATAGGCGTTCCCGGTCAGTTGTTGCCAGGAAGTCAGAAGTTCAAAAAGGTCTTGCCGGGTGACGTGCGGATTCGGGAATTTAAATAGGTCGGTCAGATAAGATCCGGTCTCTTCGCCTTCATCGTTCGTGACCATCCAGGGAACCGAAGCGACAGCTTTGGCGATCAAATACACCACCCGATAAACTGTGGCGTTCGATTTAAAACCATCCTTCGTAGCTTTCTGAATGCTGTACGTTGAGTAAATCGGCTGCTGGTTCTGTGTCTCCCATATTGAAGACATCGCCATGTTACGCTTGCTGAAGAGATTCTTTAGTTTCTGGATCATTGGATTGCCTTCTTTTGGATTTCTATATCAGCCCCGTCGTCGGGAGGTTCTCAATTTTCAGGTTTGCCGGTTTCATCCGTGGGTCCGTTTTAAACTCGTTTCGTTAAAGTTCGCTCGTTTAGGCAATGAATATTTCCCCGATACCGAATAAACTCGAAACTACCCACACCAAAGCATCCATCCTATTTGGGCTTGGCTGGCCTGGTATCCAAAGGCAATTATGAACCAATATTCCATTGGCATAATATTCGTGGCAGTCTTTTACATGCAAATTGTAAACTGGAATGGGGATACAATCAATAATTTCTATATTTTGTATAGTATCTGCTTCTGCATGGTCGGCCACAGAACATAGCCCTTGTCCCGGTGCTTTCAAATTCCACCCCGCACCCGACACAAATGACTGGTTTAGGTAGTTTATTCTCCCATGCTTCTTTTCTGAAATCTGAAAGTCGTTTCCTCTCAATCTCACTCCATTCATGCCTGGGATGGTAGGCCACATGCTGTTTGCGAGTTGAAGCCTCAAGGTTGGAAATATCATAATTGAGGCCATTGCCATCTTTA